CAAATATGATATATTTAAATCAGTATCAACAAGGGTTGAACTACCTGACGGAAGTAAACAGTATGCTAAAACTATCAATAATGAACCTGATAAATTCTTTACTAAAGATATTCTCGCTCAAATTGACAAGGCAGCCAAAAAAGAATTCCTTTATGGCGCAGAATAGATATGTCTTTGCTCAAAGAGATGTGGATGACTTCAGCTGCATAAAAATTGTAGAAGGAGAATACAGCGGGATCATATACACTTATGGACACGTAAAGTTTGCCAGTGAAGAAAATTCTAAAGGTGAGTTGCCAATGAAATTTGATTATGATATAAAGAAGAATCCTAATAACATTGATACAACTACTGAAGAATTTAAAAACTACATTGGTGATATATTAATAGAAGTAGTTGAGAAACAGTTAGAAAATGGAACAATTAGATTTGACAAATAAGTATATAAAAACTTATGATAATGTTTTGACAAAAGAAAACTGTCAGCATTTAATAGATAAGTTTGAAGACTCATCCTCACAATGGGTTAAAACAGATTTAGATAATCATAGACACTTTACAGAAATCAACTTAAATTTATACAAGGATTGGGAAGCATATGCTAAATTATTATTTGATAAATGCCGATCACTTGTTGACAATTATGTAAAAGATGTTAAAATAGATTCTATAAAACAATGGCCAGAAAAGTTTGGCTTTGAACAGATAAGATTTAAAAAATACGAAGACAATGGTAAAGATGAGTTTAGACAACACGTTGATGTTACAGATTACAATAGTGCTAGGAGATTTTTAGTTATATTTTTATATTTAAATGATAATGATGGCGGCGAAACAACATTTGCAGATTATAATATTAGAGTTAAACCAGAAGCTGGTAAGGCTCTTATGTTTCCCCCTTTGTGGACTTACCAACATACTGGTGAGAAACCTAAAAATAAACCAAAGTATATTGTAGGAACTTATCTTCATTATGTCTGAACAATTTGAAAAAACACTTTTATCCAATCTAATATTTAACGAGGAATTTACTCGTAAAGTTATTCCTTTTCTACAGGATGATTTCTTTAAAGATAGAGACCAAGTAACTCTATTTAATATAATCAATAACTTTGTTTTAAAATATAATAATCTCCCTACAAAAGAAGCTATATCAGTTGAGTTATCTAATAACAAAACACTTACTGAAGATGAGTTTAAAAATACAAATCAATTATTAAATAGTTTAACATACGAAGAAGTTGAACCACAATGGTTGTTAGATACAACTGAAAGATTTTGTAAAGATCGTGCTGTATATAATGCTGTACTTAAAGGTATAAAGATTATAGATGGTAAAGATAAGAAACATACACCAGAAGCAATACCGAGTATATTATCAGACGCTCTTGCTGTTTCATTTGATACACATATAGGACACGATTATTTAAATCAAACAGATGACCGATTTGAATATTACCATAAGGTAGAAGAAAGATTAAAATTTGATTTAAGTTATTTCAATAGAATTACAAAGGGTGGTATCCCACCAAAGACTTTAAACGTAGCACTTGCAGGTACAGGTGTAGGTAAGTCCTTGTTTATGTGTCATTTGGCTGCGTCTTCAATAACGCAAGGTAAAAATGTATTGTATATAACTTTAGAGATGGCTGAAGAAAGAATTGCTGAAAGAATAGACGCTAACTTATTAGATGTTACCATTGATGACCTTTATGAAATGCCTAAAGAGATTTACGATAACAAAGTTAAAAGATTACAAAGTAAAATTAATGGTCAACTTATTATAAAAGAATATCCTACTGCTGCTGCTCATAGTGGTCATTTTAAATCATTAATGGATGAACTTGCATTAAAGAAATCATTTAAACCAGATATTGTTTTCATTGATTATTTAAATATATGTTCTAGTAGTAGATTTAAAGGTGGAAACATATCATCATATTTTTATGTTAAAGCAATCGCTGAAGAATTAAGAGGTCTTGCAGTACAATATAAAGTACCAATAGTTTCTGCTACACAAACAACTAGGTCAGGTTATATGTCAAGTGATGTTGGACTTGAAGACACGTCTGAATCATTTGGTCTTCCTGCAACTGCTGACTTTATGTTTGCTCTTATATCTAATGAAGAACTAGAAGAACTAAATCAGATTAAAGTTAAACAATTAAAGAATAGATACAATGATCCTGCTGTCAATCGTGCTTTCATTATAGGTGTTGATAGAAGTAAGATGAGATTGTATGATGTAGAACAATCAGCACAACAGATTGTAGATAGTAATCAGGAATCAAAAGAGAAAATAGAAAAACCATCAGGCCCACAACCTGTTGAAGCGTATGATAAGTTTTCAGATTTTAAAGTATGACCAAAAAAAATAAAAAACCAGCAAGAAAAAGAAAACCATCCATCTATTATAAAACAGAAATGGTGAAAGTCAAAGGTGAGATACGTTGGCGTTGTGTAGAAATGCCAAGTAAATTAGTTTTGAAAGAATCATTTTTTGAAGAAGATGTTAAACAACTTGTTAAGTTCCAAAACAAACATAAGACGTTTGGTGTGTTTGGGTTCCCTAAATTTTTTGATATAAGGGAATCAGAGGAAATAATAAGAGATAATGGTAAATCTTCATACAATCACCCACCTAGCACAAGAGGCCGAAGATAGACATACATAAATATATGTATGAATCCTAAATTATTAGAACAGTTTTTTGTTAGAGATGATGAGGAAAAAGATTTCGGACTTCTTATTGATTTAACACATAGATGTGCTTTAGAATGTCCAAGATGTCAAAGACAAGAGTTTTTTAGAGACCATGGTGAAACGGTATGGGGTGGAGATATACCAATGGATACTATAGAAAAAGCAACTGATACATTTAAAGCTATAAATTTTGGTGGTCAGTTATCAGATCCAATACATCATCCCAACTTTATAGAAATTTTAAAATTATGTTATGAGAAGGGTGTACAAGCAAATGTACAAACTGCTTCAACAGGTAAACCTAAAAGATGGTTCATAAAAGCTTTTGAGGCAAACCCTAATGCGAGATGGCAATTTGGTATAGACGGACTACCTGAAGAAAGTCATAAGTATAGAATTAATCAGGACGGTCCAAAATTGTTTCAAATAATGTGTGAAGCTAAAAATTATTTAAAAAAACTACCTTGTTGGCAATATATAATTTTTAAATATAACGAAGAACATATTGAACAAGCAAAACAAATGGCTAAAGATAATGGGTTGCGTTTTGTATTAATGCAATCACATAGATGGAGAGGTGAGAACGATCCTTATATGCCTAGTGAGAAATATAGATTAGAGGCGTTATGATGAAGTTTAATCCAAGATGTATGACTACAGATACACAAATGGCCATTAATAATAGAAATCAATTAATGCCTTGTTGTTTAGTTGATACACCATTTTTAGTAGAAGACCCTGCTATAAAAAAATTATTGTCGGTGAGTAATATTAGCGAACATAAATCACTTGAAGAAATTTTAAGTAAGAAAGAATGGATAGAGTTTTACGATATATTAAAAGAGGCATATGATAAACAGACTACAGAAAAATTACCAGAGCCATGTATCAAGGCTTGCCTTGATTGTGGAAAAGAAAAAATAAGGAAAGAAGAATGGCAGACTTAACAACATTAGCAGAATCCTCACAAGCATTGTTTTGTGCGATAGCAGATTACATAGGTGCAAATCAAACTAACAAACTATTTGATCCTAAAAAAGTAAAAGACTATACAAGTTTTAGATCAACAGTAGGTACTAACAAAATAAAAGCAGCTGCAAAAGCAATAGAAACACCTGGTGTACAATTAAGAGATTTAGAAGCGTTTTTAAATAAAGATACAAAGTGGTACATATCATCACTACAAATTGCAAAGAAATTAATTAATGATATAAACAAGATTGATCCTGATTTTAAAATTGCTCAACAAGGTTTTAATAAAATATTTTATTTTAGAGGTGACCAAGATGTTATGGGTAATATAGAAAAGTTATTTAAGATTGCAAACAGGTCAGGTTATAATACTCAAACTAAATTTGGAAATATAAACAAATGGAACCCTGCTGACATATATCTAGCAACTGATAAGGCAAAGAGGGAAATAATAAATGAACTTAAAAAAGCACAAGCAAAAGAAAGAGCATATACATTTCAAAATTTAAATATATTAACATCTGATTTAATAGATAGTGGTGACCTATTTCCTTTATCACTTAAAAAGACTACAAAGGAAGCCGAGTTACAGATGGTTAACTTTGATAGAAAAGATGAAGTTAAACTAATTAAGAAAATCGCTATGAGAGATGTAACAAATTGGAGACCATATCAGAAAGTTCCATATCCTCAAAAAGGTGAAACAAGAGATATGAGAGTCTTATTAGAGTCAGGTGGTGATATAAAATTAAGACACGACCCTAGTGCAAAAAGATTTGTTGCAGAAGCTATATTCTCTAAAGCAGAAGCAAGAGGTGGTTCAATAGGTTCTATAAAAGTATTAGCAGAGATAATAAACTTTGTTAATCCACAAGTTGCAAAAGATATAGTTAAAAAATATTCAGCAGGTGAAGTAAAGTATTTAGCTGCATTAAAGAAGATAGAATATTTAAGACCAGACAAAAAGAAGTTTGATTTTGAACGTGGCGCTATAAGTGCCATCTATGTTATAAACGAAGTAATGCCTATACTCAAAAAGTTTTTCAAAGATAACAAAAAAGATGAGGCTAATCAAGCTTTAAGGTTAATGTTTGAGTATATCACATCAAGGACTCCCCTTTCAGGTAAATTTGTAATAGCAAAATAGTATAAATAGTCAAGTAAGTAGTGATTTATTAATGGAATTTGTGGATTTTCGCTTGACTATAAGCGTGAAGTTTGATATAATGGGTATATTGGGAGAGAAATGTATAGTTTTAAACAATATTTAAGTGAGGCAAAGAACACTCATTTAGAACATTTAGAAGACGAAATAATTAATAACGGTTACGAAGGTGGCCTTAACGCAGTAGAATTTCTTAAATCATTAAGAAATATGCTGACAGGATCATCACGTAGAAAATTAAACGTGTCCGTTAAATGGGATGGTGCACCTGCTGTATTCTGTGGTGTCAATCCTGAAAACGGAAAGTTCTTTGTTGGATCAAAATCTGTATTCAACGTCACTCCTAAAATCAATTACACACAAGCAGACATAAGAAAAAATCACGGTGGTGGTTTAGCAAAAAAATTAGCAATCTGTTTAAAAGAATTGCCGAAACTTAATATAAATGGTGTTGTACAAGGCGACTTGTTATTTACACCAGGAGATATTAAATCGGTATCTATAAGAGGTGAGGATGCTATTGCATTTACACCCAATACTATAACATATGCCGTCCCAGAAAATACTGACCTTGCTAGAAGAATTAAAAGAGCTAAATTAGGTATCATTTTTCACACTACTTACACAGGAAGAAAAATGGCAGACTTAAAAGCAGGCTTTGGCGTTTCTGTAAATCGTTTTACAAAGACGCCATCAGTATTTTTTGATGACGCAAGTTATAAAGACTCATCTGGTGTTGCTACATTTACAACTACTGAAAGCGCTCAGTATGATGGTATGTTAAGAATGGCAATGGGATCAATATCAAAAGGTAAAAGAATTTTAGATTTATTAAAAAGACAAACCAATGTTTTATCAGTTGGTGCAAGATTAAAAATATATTTTAACACAATGATTAGACAAGGTCAATCAATTAGTAATGTTAAAAGATTACAATCAGAATTTAGACAATATTATGCTTCAGTTTTAGATGATGAAATATCTAAAAGAAAAACAGATACAGCTAAAAGAAAATACAAAGCAATAAGAGATGATGGTTTAAAATTTATTGATAGATACGATAATGAAATTTACTTTGCAATTGCAAGTTATGTTACCTTACAAAGAGCTAAAACTTTTCTTGTAAGTAAAATGAATCAAATAAAATCTATCGGTACATTTTTACAAAAAGGCAATGGGTTTGTAGTAACAAATCCTGAAGGTTATGTTGCTGTAGATAGAATGGGCAACGCAGTAAAATTAGTAGATAGATTAGAGTTTAGTACCGCAAACTTTACACTATCAAAGAATTGGGTAAAAGGATAATGAAAGGGTTTAGAGATTTTATATTTGAACAATTAGGTCGTATGAGAGTTGTTATGCTTGGAGGACCAGGTTCAGGTAAATCAACTTATACAGAATACTTAATTAAACACTTTGAAATATCACACGTTTACCCAGGAGATATGTTAAGAAAAGAAGTAGAAAAGAATAGTGAGATAGGAAAAGAGATAAAAGATTTAATGGCAAAAGGTAAGTTTGCCCCTAACGAGATTGTTTTAGAACTAATAAAGAAAAAGGTTGAACAATCTCCTAAAGGTTATGTGTTAGATGGATGGCCAAGATATATGCAACAAGTAGAAGATATGCAAAAGGCAGAAATAGGTTATGACTATGCAGTATTTTTGAACGTAAGTAAAGAAGAAGTTATGAGAAGACTATTAGCAAGAGGCCGTGCTGATGATACAGAGGAAATTATTAATGACAGAATTGCTCTATATAAAAAAGAAACAGGTCCTGTAGTTGAATATTTTAGAAAACAACCAGGGTTTATTGAAATAAAAGCAGAGGGTGGCACACCAGAGGAAACGGCCAAAGAAATTATAAACAAAATAGAAGGAGAATAATATGGGATTTTTATCAAGTTTGTGGAAGAATTGGGGAAAAAGTGCGAATACTTTACCTTCAAAAAGCGAAGCAAAACCAAAATTAAAAAAACTAACTAAAAAGAAATCAAAAAAGAAGACGAAATATCCAAAGAGGATTGACACGTCATTGTCAGGATAAAAAATGATAAGCAAAAAACAAGGTACTTTTAAAACAATATTATTATGGGTAAATACTTTTGCGATATTATTCATATTGTATAAATTATATGTTACCGAACAAGACATAATGGAGTTATGGTTAAGATTAGGTGATCAATCTGATTTGTATCATAAACTTATGGGCTGGTTTAACATAGGAGAACCTACGTGAGATTAAAAAGTTTTATGCAAAATATATCTGAAGGTCTATATGACCCAGGTATATTCAAAGCATTCTTCCTAGCGGGAGGTCCTGGGTCTGGTAAATCATTTGTAACCGCAAGTGCTTTTTCAGGCACAGGATTAAAACTAGTCAATTCAGATACGAAGTTTGAAAGAGATTTAAAGAAGGCTGGCTTGTCTATGAAAATGCCAGATGATGAAGAATATTTTAGAAATTTAATTAGAGGCCACGCAAAAAGATTTGCTGTGACTCAATTAGACCAATACATTAAAGGTAGATTAGGTTTAATTATTGATAGTACAGGTAGAGATTACGATACTATTGCTAGAAACGCTAATATGCTTAAACAGTTAGGATATGATTGTTATATGGTATTTGTAAACACAACATTAGAAGTTGCATTAGCACGAAATGCTAGACGTGAAAGAACTATACCAGAATATATTACAAAGTCTAGTTGGCAAGGTGTACAAGCTAATATGGGGAGATTTCAAAAATTATTTGGACAAAGTAATTTTTTAGTAGTTGATAATAACAAATCAGATTTAGAGTTAACAACCTTAATAATGAATAGGGTAAGAAAGGAAGTTAATAAATATATGAGGGCGCCTATCTCTAGTTATATAGCAAAAAGATGGATGGCAGGTGAGAGAAAGGCCAAGAGAAGA